CCTAAGTGGAAAATGTCGTTTATACCAAGTGCTAGGATGACCACAATGCAGGTGTTTAATAAGAGAGCAGATGTACAGTGGTATCAGATAGGAGTGTTTGATAAAGATTGGAATCAACTTCCTTTTGTTACTCGATACAAGATATTAAGAGTCAAGTATTTAAGTCGTGTAAAGTTTGATGTATACATTAGTAGTGAGTATTCAGATGAAGCAGAATACATATGCTCAACATCGAAACTTAGAGGCAATGATGATTTTAAACCAATTGTAGAATCTAAGATTTGTTCGAGGTTTAAGTGAAACGGTGGTTAATTTTATTATTACTCAGTACACAAGTAATAGCAGATAGTAACTCAATGAGTTTTTCGATACCAAGTATTAGTTCAGTAAGTGGTTCGGATAGTATTAGAGCAGGTGATTTAGATTGTAAGAACGCTATAGGCGGTAGTACAAACTTTGAGATTGGAATGACAGGTGTAATTAACAATGCTGTTGTGCCAGTTATAGGTAAGCCAGATGAAGATAACCCTCAATCTAAGGACATAGGTATATATGCTAGGCTTATAATTCCTTTAGACGCACCAAGCGAAAGAATAAACTGTAATACTTTGTACCAATTAGAGTTACAACGCAGAAGATTAGAAGTAGAAAGATTAAAACAAGAGATAGAATACTTAAAAAAACTACAAAACGATGGTGCATTTAATAACTAATGGCAGACTTAGAGGACATTGTAAGGCAAGGTGAAGGACTTAAAGATAGAAAGTTAAGGATTTTTGGTATAAAATTAAGTGGTGCGAGTATAGTTGGAGCATTAGCCTTTATTTCAACGATTGTTGGTACGCTGTATGGTGGCTTTCTTATGTACCAGAAAGTAGAAGGAATCGCAAATTTGGACTTAGACGCTATAGCTGGACAGATGGTAAAGACTTCAGCAGATGTTATAAGAATAGAAGAACATGCCAACGCAATTAAGATAGAATTAAAGAAAGATATGACAGATTTAAGAAATAGTCAATGGAATTTAGAATCAAAGGTAGATGGTAAGTTACAATCAGTAGACACTAAGCTAACTAACTATGATACTAAACTAGATAGATTTGAAATAAAGGTAGAGAAGGTAAAAGCAGATATGAATAGGCAAATTACTGAAGCATTAAATAATCCACTAGCTAATTAGAGGTGATATGGAAGATATAAAAAGAATACAAATACAATTAGATAAACATTCTGGACAGATTTCTAAATTATTTAGTAAAATTGATGATACCAATGATAAGATACAAAAGATATTTAATATGCTAAATCAAATAAGATATTTTATTTACGGCGGTTTTGCTTACTTTCTAGCTTCTGAAGTTGGTATGTTTAATTTATTGAGGTTAGTAGCATGATAGGATTTTTGACTAATATAGCCCCAATAGCTTTAGGATTTATTGGAAAGTTGTTTGCTCTAAAGAGTCAAGCAGCACAAGAACAACAAAAAATGATGATAGAAAACCTACAAGTTAGGAACGAATCTATTAATCAAGCTAGGTCAATGGCACAGAAAGAAAGTCCAATGGCTGCAATGAATAGACGAATTATAATATTAACTATATTAGCGTTAGTAATCTTTACACAGATAGCACCTGTGTTTTGGGATGTGCCTACAGTAATTCCTACTGTAATAAAGGGTGCTAGTATATTAGGATTTCAATTGACACCAGATGTGGTAGAATACGTTACTGTAGAAGGGATGTTGAAATTTGATGAGATATTTAGATGGGCAACAATGATAATCGAATTCTACTTTGGAGCACAACTAGCAAAAGGTAGGTAGTAATGAAAAGGGCGATAGTTATACCCGACCAGCATTTTCCGATACATGATGAGAGTGCAGTCAAAGTTGTATTGAAGGCGATAGATTTTGTAAAACCAGAGATATTTATTAATCTGGGTGATGTTGGAGAGTGGACTTCTGTGTCTGGACATAGATACAAAAGACGAAAACGACCACCACTAGAGTACCAACTACCAGAAATAGATAAAGAAATTAAAGCAGTTAACAAACAGATTGACAGGTTTGATAAGGCATTAGATAAAGTTAAGTGTAATACTCGACATATTCTTGCTGGTAATCACGATGAATGGCTAGATGCGTTTGTAGAAGAGAATCCATATCTTGACCAGTACACATTTAGAAATGCGTGTAAGTGGGATGAGAGGGGATATGAGTATCGTAGGTACAATGAAGTTTTAACCATTGGTAAGTTGTCTTTTATACATGGTGCTTACTGTGGTGTAAACCATGCTAAGAAACATTTAGATGCTTATGGTACAAATATTATGTATGGGCATGTACACGATGTAGCTAGATACTCAGCTACTAGATTGTTAGATGGAAACATTAGTTCGTGGGCGATGGGTTGTTTAAAAGATATGTCGGCAGAAAACAACACATGGCTAAAGGGCAGATTACATAATTGGAATCACGCTTTTGGAATTATAACCTTTTTTGACAATGGTAATTTTCAAGTAGAAGTGGTTGATATTGTAGAAGGTCGAGGTTCAGTATGGGGAAAAATAATTAAAGGATAAGATATGGGAATGATGAGTAGTGAACCAAGTAGACAGGTTGTGGGTATTGCTTTTGAAAATGGTATTGGTAGAGGTGCTTTTACAAAAGCAGGTGCTGACGATTGGATGTATATGCACTCAAAAGGTGGTAATGATTTTTTTAAACATAGAGATACAAAAAAATATATACAAGTACCAAACTTAATTCAACTAGAAGGGTGGTAAGGATATGACATATAGAGAATTAATAAATCAAGTGTTGATACGACTAAGAGAAGATACTATATCTAGCGATTGGTCGGGTGCAATAAACGACTCTACTACAGTATCAGCATATCATAAAACTATTGCTGCTTTGATTAATGATAGTAAAAGAAGTGTTGAAGGATATCACGACTGGTTAAATTTAAGAGAAACAGTTGATATATCTACAGTAGCAGGTACTAAAAATTACAACCTAAGTTCTGGTCAGGAGATAAAAATTGTAGATGTTGTAAATAATACAACTGGTATTCATCTTAATCAAGTTAGTAGACAATATATTAACACAGTTAAATATCCTACAGATGACACTGGAGAGCCTTTATATTACGCTTTTAATGGTAGTGATAGTTCTAATAATTTAAAAGTTGATTTATCTCCAGTTCCTACAGAAGCACATACCATTTCATTTGATATTGTAAAACCTCAAGATGATTTAACTTTAGCTGCAACAGTATTAAAGATACCTTCAAAGCCAGTAATACTTGGTGCATGGGCTAGAGCAATATCAGAGCGTGGTGAAGATGGTGGAACACAATCTAGTATTATGGCACAAGAAACTGGAGAAGCACTTAAACAAGCAATAATATTAGATAGTGGAAATACACAATACGAATCAGATTGGTTTGTAAATGAGAATCACTCTCATGGAACAGTTAATTTTAGATAATGGCTAAACAACTAGACTATTTACCTTTAGAAAACTTTGGTATTAATGGATTAAATTTACAAAGTAATCCTGCAACACTAGACCAAACATATCTTACAACTGCTGATAATGTAGTTATGAGAGAGTCTGGTAGAATATCTTTTAGAAAAGGTTTAAAACAAAAAGTAGTTCCTACTGGTACAGCAATAGGTTCTATGGTGGAGCATAATGATTCTGGTACTAATAAAATATTTGCTAGTCACGGTACTTCTATTTACACAGTGGATTTTACAACTCCTAATGCTGCCTTTCCTAGTAGTGGTGCTGATGTTAAGCATACCGTTGCTAATAGTACAGGCAATTGGCAGTTTATTAATTTTAATAAAAGATTACATTGTGTACACACAGGAGTAGTTCCTCAAAGATATGATGGAGCACAAAGTTCTGGCTCAAGATGGGCAGCACATACAACAGACCCAGCGTCTATAAGTACGCTATTTGACCCTAGTTGTGGTATGGGTGCATATGGAAAAGTTTGGGTAGGGGGAGTTACAGAAGCCCCAGATGTATTATTTTACTCAGTTTTGCTTGATGGTGATGATTGGACTGGTACTGGTTCTGGAAATATAGATTTAAAAACTGTATGGGGTAATGATGAAATAGTAGCTATTGCTCCTTTCTATGGTCAATTAGTTATATTTGGTAAGAACAATATTGTTTTGTATGACAATCCAGAGTCGGGTGGAACACTAGCACTTAATGAAGTTATACGAGGAGTAGGTTGTGTAGCAAGAGATAGCGTACAAGCTATTGCTGATGATTTAGTTTTCTTGTCAGAAACAGGTTTAAGGTCATTAGCTCGTACAACAGAAAAAGATAAATTACCTTTACAGGATTTATCTTTAGCTATTAAAGATACATTAATAAGAAACATTGCTGTTAGTACAAATGTTAAATCAGTATATTTAGAAAACGAAGGCATATACCTTATGACTTTCACTGATAAAAATATAACATATGTTTTTGATTTTAAACATAGAACTCCAGCAGGTACACCTCGAATAACTACATGGACATTTGGTAACGACAGAGAACCATCTTCCATGATACAATCAGTATTGTACGCAGGATTAATAGCAGGACAAAAAGATGGTGGTATAGCAGGATATGAAGGTTATTTTGATACGGATTTGGCTTGGGTTAGTTCGGCAGCTAGTTATACTAATGCTCCTATTACTGCTGATGTATCTAGTATATGGATTAGAATGGGGCAAAGCGTTACTGCTTCTTTATTAAAAAGAATGATATTAGTTTTAGAAGGTGGTTCTGGTGCAACATTAGGTTTGCGTTGGTATAAAGATTATAGTATTAATTCATCTACAACAACTGATATTTCTTTACAACCTGCAACAAGTGGTTCAACAGCATTGTGGGGAGCGTCTACATCTTTATATGGTGCTTCTAAGTTTACACCTATCTATGGTTTACAAGAATATACAACACCATTAACAGGTAGTGCTAAACATTTAAAGCTAAACATATCTATTTTAAGTAATGGATATAATACTTCAATACAAGACTTGGCAATAATTTCAAAACAAGGGAAAATACGATGAGTAATTATACTTTAGCAGTCAATTGGTCAGGAAAAGATGCTCTCTCAGATAGTGATGCTGCGAAAGTTATATCTGGTTCTGATTTTAATACTGAATTTACAACAGTAAGAACAGCAGTTAATTCTAAAGCTAACCTTAATGGTTCTGCTTCAGAAGGTTTCGCAATAGACGATGCTACAGTAGCAGGTACACTTACAGTAGGTGAAACACTTACTGTAACTGGAATACCAACTATACCTACTGCTGCACAAGGAACAAATACAACACAAGCAGCAACAACAGCCTTTGTTACAACAGCAGTAGCAGCTTTAGATGCAGCAGCAATTAATGCTATTGTATATCCAGTAGGTTCTATATATACAACAGTGTCAGCAACAGCACCAGCTACTCTTTTAGGTATGGGTACTTGGGTGGCTTTTGGTGCAGGTAAAGTTCCAGTAGGTATTGATGCCAGCCAAACAGAGTTTGACACAATAGAAGAAACTGGCGGAACAAAGACACATACACTAACCACATCTGAAATGCCTGCACATACACACACAATTCCAACAAAAGGAAGTGGTGGTAGTAGTTATAATCTTGATTATGTTACAGGTGGCGATACAACAGCATCTAGTTCAACTGGTGGTGGAGCAGCACACAATATTTTACAACCATATATCGTAGTGTATATGTGGAAACGCACAGCATAGGAGAAAGAAATGGGATATGACAAAGAAGCATATGGAAAAATGGGTAAAAAAAGCTTTAAACCAAATACACCTACAGCTATGCAAAACTATTTAGATGATAGTCAAACTAGAAAAGGAGTACAAGCAGTAGTAGATAAAGAAAAAACAGGTAGTTTTCCATTTAACATTCCTTTTGGTGGTGGCGGTGGTGGTGATACGGGTCGTTTAGCACAAGAAGAGTATGATAGACAAATAGCACTTATGGATAAAGCTGCTGAAATGGGAGCAGGATATTCTAGTGATAATACTCTGGGTACTACCGATATAGATTACGAAAACAAAATGATAACTGAGAGGTTATCACCAGAATTACAAGCACAATATGACACCCTACTTAAACAAAGTGGTGGAGCAGGTGGTAGAATAGCTGCAATGGATGGCGACCCAT